ACAATTATCCTTTTGGTAATTCATTACTAGAAACAATCTTTAAAGTATACAAACAAAAAGAATTATTAGAAGATGCAATTATTATCTATCGTGTGCAAAGAGCACCTGAACGCAGAGTGTTTTATGTTGATGTAGGTAATATGCCAAGTCACCTTGCTATGCAGTTTGTGGAACGTGTAAAAACAGAAATACATCAAAGGCGTATTCCATCAAAAACAGGTGGAGGCACAAATGTAATTGATTCAGCATACAATCCTCTGTCAACAAACGAAGACTACTTCTTCCCACAAACAGCAGAAGGTAGAGGATCAAAAGTTGAAACACTACCTGGAGGTACTAATCTTGGAGAGATTGATGATCTAAGATACTTTACTAATAAACTTGTTCGTGGTCTCCGTATACCAAGTTCATACTTACCTACTGGCGCAGACGATAGTCAAGCAAGCTATAATGATGGCAGGGTTGGCACAGCATTTATTCAAGAATTAAGATTTAACACATATTGTATACGTCTACAAAATTTACTTGTGGAAGAATTTGATCAAGAATTTAAAAAATACTTACTAGAAAAAGGTGTTAATATTGATACTGGCATGTTTGATATTAAATTTGAACCACCACAAAACTTTGCAGCATATAGACAAACAGAATTAGATAATCAACGTATTAGTAGTTTTGCACAAGTACAGGCTATACCATTTATTTCTAACCGTTTTGCATTAAAACGATTCTTAGGATTAAGTGAAGAAGACCTAGCTGAAAATGAACGTATGTGGAGAGAAGAAAATGATGAAACACTTACACCACCTCCAGGTGATCAAGCAGGAGAAATGCGTAGTGTAGGAATTTCTAGTGCAGGAATTAGTGCAGACATTGCAGGAGCAGAAGATCAAGCCAGCGTTGAAGGTGAAGGTGAAGATGCTGGTGCAGGAGATTCACCAGAATCTGCAGCAGGTGATGCGGCCGCGGCAGAAGCACCAGCAGGTGACGAAGGTGGCGAAGGAACAATATAGGTAAATAATAATATGATACTGAGAGAACTTTTTTATTATGATAAAGAAACACTTGAACCTGTTGAAGACAACAGATATGATCCTCAGTATGACCAATCGGTAGTAGAACTAGACGACACACGCAAAACAAGACTTACTCTCGCCCAGATAAATCGTGCAAGAAAAGCAAGCGAATTACATACAGAAGAAAAAGCAAAAGAAATAGATTTTATAAGACAAATGTATGGTATTGCAGCGCAAGCACAGGCTGGCGGAGTATGATAATTGGCCAAAATAGATAAAAGACAATATTCTAAAGAGCAGTGGCACGAAATCCGTGAACAACGCAAAGCTGAAAAAGAACAAAGACGTATTAAAAAACGTCAAGATATAGTAGTTCCCGAAGCACCAAAACAAAAAAATAATCATCATATAGCATTTGTAATAGGCAATGGTACAAGCAGATCGCCTATAGATATAGAACGATTATCTCCTGTAGGTAAAATATATGGATGTAATGCAATGTACAGGTCATTTGCACCAGATTATCTAGTCGCTGTTGATGCAAAAATGGTCCTAGAAATTGCAAAAACAGGATATCAAAAGAAACATCAACTTTGGACAAACCCAAACAGAGCATACAATAGAATTCCAAACTTAAATTTATTCAATCCTTCAAAAGGATGGAGCTCAGGACCAACTGCATTGTGGTTAGCTAGTCAACATCAATACGAAATAATATATATTTTAGGATTTGACTACAAGGGTTTAGAGAAAGGCTCTAAATTTAACAATCTTTTTGCTGATACTCCTAACTATAAAAAAAGTACCGATGGTGCAACATTCTTCGGCAATTGGCTAAGGCAAACAGCTAGTGTATTGAAACAACATAGTCATATACAATATGTAAGAGTTATACAGCCAGATAACTACAAGCCCGAGGAACTAAATAAGTTTGATAATTTTAAAACTATTTCAGTTGATGATTTCATGAAAATCTTCCAACTTTTGCCCAGATCGAGTGAAAATGGCTCGTTTTGAGCCTATTTCTATACGCTTTTTTCCCTAAAATGTAAATACTAATGACAGCCTTACCATAGGTATAACATTTATAGGAGATAAAAATGGCAAAATCAAATAAATTTGAAGAGATGCTAGAGCATCTCGTAAATAATGACCGCGCAAAAGCGGAAGAATTATTCCACGAAATTGTAGTAGAAAAGTCAAGAGACATCTACGAAAATCTACTTGCTGACGATGTAGAAGACAAAGAAGTAGAAGAAAAAGCAAAAGATGAAGACAAAGACGTTGAAGAAGCATCAAAAGATGAAGACAAAGACGTTGAAGAAGCAGCTAAGGACGAAGAAAAAGACGACGAAGATGACAAAGACGTTAAAGAAGACTTTGACTTAGACGAATTTGAAGTTGAAGGCGATGACGACATGGGCGGAGACATGGACATGGACATGGATGCACCAATGGGCGGAGACGCTGAAGATGACATGGCAATGGACATGGGCGACGGCGAAGGCGAAGGCGACGACGATGCTCCAGCTACACAAGGCGATATTAAAGATTTAGAAGCTGAGTTAGAAGATCTTAAAGCAGAATTCGAAGAAATCATCAAAGACAAAGAAGATGGTGGAGAAGAAAGCGAAGACGACGAAGCTGAAATGGATATGGGCGACGAAGAAGGTGAAGAAGAAGCACCTGAAGAAGAAGCAGTCGCTTATGAAGCTTCAGACGAAGAAGTAGACGAAGCAGATGACGAAGAAACTGACGAAGCTACTGAAAAGTCTGCAGGCGAGCAGATGCGCGAATATGTTGAAAAAGTGACAGCAAAAATGGGCGATAACGGTGACAACACTAAATCTCCAGTAGCTGGCAAAAATGACATGGGCGGCACAAGCTCAAACTTGGTACAAGGCGGTGACGGCGGAAGCGGCGGCACAAAAGGTGGTCTTGCAGCTCCAACTACAAAGGAAGATAATGCAGGTAATGTAAATGTTCCTGGTGGTAAAGCAAGCAAGTCTATGACGTCTATGCCAAAAGGCCACGGCGCTGAGAAAAAAGGCGCAGGCGATGCGGCTCCCGATAAAAAATCAATGATCGGAAGCTAAGGACTTGAAGATGGGCAATTACTTACGAGAGCACCTGACATTCGACCAAGCTCAAATGGTGGTTGAGAATGCCAATGAAGGCAAAGATCTTTTTATGAAAGGTATTTGTATTCAAGGGGGTGTACGCAATGCGAACCAACGTGTATATCCTGTAAATGAAATTGGCAGGGCTGTCAAAACTCTCAATGATCAAGTAAGCGGAGGATACAGTGTTCTTGGTGAGGTTGATCATCCTGAAGGTCTTAACATTAACCTGGACAGAGTCAGTCACATGATTACCGAAATGTGGATGGATGGTCCAAATGGTTATGGAAAAATGAAAATTTTACCAACACCGATGGGACAACTAGTTAAAACAATGCTTGAAAGCGGAGTTAAACTAGGCGTCTCGTCAAGAGGTTCTGGTAATGTAAAAGAAGATGGTAGCGGCGAAGTCAGTGATTTTGAAATCATAACTGTTGACGTTGTTGCACAACCAAGTGCTCCTGGGGCGTATCCTACGCCAATCTATGAACACTTGATGAATGCCAGAGGTGGCTATAAGGCTTATGAAATAGCACAGGCAACAAAAGAAGATAAAAAGGCTCAAAAGTACTTAAGAGAATCGTTGGTTAATATAATCAACCGACTCCAATAATAAGGAGAAACAAATGTTGGATGCACTAAAGACACTTTTTGAAAATGATGTAGTTTCCGAAGAAGTGCGCCACGAAATCGAAGAAGCATGGAATGCTAAAGTCAAAGAAAATCGTCAACAGGTGACTGCTGAACTCCGTGAAGAGTTTGCTCAGAAATATGATCATGATAAAAAAGTTATGGTCGAAGCTATTGATACAATGCTTTCTGAGCGTCTAGCTTCAGAAATTGAAGAATTTGCTGAAGATAGAAAACAACTTGCAGAAGCAAAAGCAAAATATGTTGTTGCTATGCGAGAAAATGCTGGTCTACTTAAAACTTTTGTAGTTGATCAACTATCAAAAGAAGTAGGAGAGCTACACGAAGATCAGAAATCTATGGCTAACAAGTTTAAAATGCTTGAAGATTTCGTTGTAGAATCACTTGCAAAAGAAATTGCAGAGTTCAACGAAGACAAAAAAGACCTAGCAGAAACTAAAGTAAGACTAGTACGTGAAGCTAAGTCACACTTCAACAAGTTAAAAACACAATTTGTTGAAAAGAGTGCTGATAAAGTAGCTAAAATTACTGACAAAGTTCTTAACAGAGAAATTGGTCAGCTAAAAGAAGATATTGAATCAGCTCGTAAAAATGACTTTGGTCGCAAACTATTTGAAGCATTTGCATCAGAATATGCTAATTCTTATCTAAATGAGAAATCAGAAACATCTAAACTATTAAAAGTAGTTGAGTTGAAAGATAAGCAGTTAGCTGAAGCAAAAGTTCAAGTTGCTAAAAAGCAAAAAATAGCTGAAAGCAAAGACGAAGAAATTCGTAAAATTTCAGATGCGGCTAAAAGAAACAAAACTATTAATGAACTAATTGCTCCTTTATCAAAGGATCAAAAGGGCATTATGGAAGATTTACTGGAAAGCGTTCAAACTGATAGACTTCAGTCTGCGTTTGACAAATACCTACCGGCAGTAATAGACGGTAAAACTCCAGCAAAGAAGGCAGTAATTACAGAAGGCAAAGAAATAACAGGCAATAGAGAAGAAACTAACGTTAGTGACAAAGCAAGTGATAATAACGTAATTGAATTACGTAAACTTGCTGGATTAAATTAAGGAGAAACCAAATGTCAGAACTATTAGAAAGTCGCTGGCAGGATACAAAGACTGCACTTCTTGAAGGCCTATCAGGCACAAAGAAACAGGTGATGGCAACCACTCTAGAAAATACAAGATCGTATTTGGCAGAGACTGCTACAGCTGGTGCAACTTCTGCCGGTAATGTTGCAACTCTTAACAGAGTTATTTTACCCGTCATCAGACGTGTAATGCCAACAGTCATTGCAAATGAACTAGTTGGTGTCCAGCCTATGACTGGACCAGTGGGTCAGATCCACACACTAAGAGTACGCTACTCAGACACAGTTGGCTCAGGCGCAAGCGGAGCAGTAGCTGGTGAGGAAGCTCTTAGCCCATTCAAGATTGCTGAATCTTATTCAGGTGACGGTACAAATGCTCCGGCATCAACTGCATCACTTGAAGGTAGTGCTGGAAACAGACTATCAATTCAGATCTTGAAGCAAACTGTAGAAGCAAAGACTAGAAAGCTATCAGCTCGCTGGACTTTTGAATCTGCACAGGACGCTCAGTCACAGCATGGTATCGACGTTGAAGCAGAAATTATGGCTGCTTTAGCACAAGAAATTACTGCTGAAATTGATCAAGAGATCCTAGGTTCACTATCTACATTAGCAGGAACAGGAACTGATACATACGATCAGGCTGCTGTATCTGGTACAGCTACATTTGTTGGTGACGAGCATGCTGCTTTAG